AGAGATTTTGGGGATCGCCCTGGCAAGATTACTCTATATATCCATTCTCACTACTGATAAGTATCAATCTTCATAGTGCAGTAACTATATATAGAGGGCCTTCTCGGTTTAGACTTAGAAGGGCCTATAAGTCTTTACATGTTCTGAGACATGTTCTGATGAACGCCAAAAGCGCTCTTTGAGATCTTCCCATGTTTGAAATGTATTATCCATAACATAATGATGAAGATCTGGTACTTCTTGAACTATTTCCTTAAACATCTGCAATTTAGCATTGTAAGTGTCCTTTCCATAGTAGAAATATTCATTTAAAGCACTCTGAATAACAGCAATAGCATGCTGATATTCATTGATAGCTTTAGATTGAACACCAATGGTTAACATTTTCTCAATAGAACTATGATCCAAAGGTGCCATCATTGCTCCAACATCTTCATCCCATACCCATTCTCTTTTCAAGAATGAACATTCAGAAATGTTGATATATGGAACAGAAGCAGACTCTTTATCAGCCATTGTATATGTGATGTTATTAGAAGCTAAAACATTCATTATAGCAGTATGGTTGAAGAACTCTGCTTCCTTACTGACTCCCATGATATTATCATCACCATACGTCATTAGACTCACATGATCTTGAAATTTACTAGCATTACCATCAGGTGACAATATAGCATAACAATATCTCATGTATAGAGAATTAACTAGACTATTTATGATAACAGTCAAAGGATGACCTGATGGATTTGATCCATAAAATTGAATCAAATCACCATCAAAATCTACCAAGGGGAAGGCAGTGTCTTCTGCAATACAATCGATTACTCGAAGTTGCTCTTCAGTGTATACTGCTGCTGCACATACATTTTTGATGATATTAAATGCTTCAAGGATAACCATCGAAGACATACTTTTATCAAAAGCGGCATAATCACCTGCAACCATTCTATCTTTCCCATGTTGTGTTAGATACATATAAATCTCTTGCCATTCTAATGAAGTGGCATTAGTACCTGGTGCTGCTTCAAAAATAAATCTATTCCGTTGCAATACTCGCACAAATGGTAAAAGATACTTGCGTACTACAACAGCCCATGGTCCATGACAACCTGTAAAATTACGAACTTTACCTATAGCTGCTTTTGCAAATTTGATAGGCTCATCTTTTAAATGATTTTTGTAGGGTGGCATCACTGTTTGACCTTTAAGGTAACTTGTCTCTATCTCATTTATTCTTTCCATAATCTCTGGTGTGAATGTTATATCATCCGTACCATCATTTAATGGAACAACAAAATGTGACTTCGATTTGTTATACGGTGCTCCCATTGATGTTGATCTCTTCATACCATCTACATACTGCACACCAGGTGCTCCATTAATAGAAGTATGGGTATCATATACATGTAACTCTCTTAATTCGTCCTTAGCAATTAGCTTCTCAATAATAATTTTACTCATATTGATAGCTTCTTGGTGTATGATATTAGTGTTGAGAGTTGTATTTGGTTTGATTAACTCTTTTTGAGCTATTCTCAAAGCACGCCAATCTCCCATAGGAGGGGCAGTAAACTTACACTGATAACCACGTTTCTGTACAGCTTCACTGATTAATGTAGGAGCCACACATGTTTTAGGTTTAGTCCGAAAGCCTTTAATAGTACCATAAATATTGGCACAGCCTTCAAAGAAGAATCGAGAAGTAGATTTAAAATGTAAATCACCTAATGGTCGCTCATAATGGGGTAAATCATGATGCATTGTTTGTACATCAAGAATTCGGCCAAAATGCTCAATACCGTCTAATACTTGTCTGCGATTAACAGCTAATATACCAACGGCATTGTATATTTCGTGCCCTAATACATGTATTCCACAAATCACTGGACCATAGCCAGTTTCAACAAATGCAAGAGAACCACAAAATCCTTCTTTTGTGTTCTGATTTACTCTTGCTGCATACAGATTTTGTGAACCAATTGGTGTGGATTCATTAGGTCTGTATTGCACATTATGAAAACTTCTATGCTCCACAATTCCAAATTCATCACGACTCACATATGTACCTTTTCCTGATAATGTAGTGCAATCCTTAACAAACAATTCAGATATATCCTTTTTGATTGGGATATATTTGATGTTTAGAAATTCTATATCAGTTCCTTCTACAATGTAGACATCACTCTCGTACAGTGAAACAGTG